CCTGCTGCGAAGCTGCTGGTGCCGATGGCCGCACCGTAGGCTGCGCTGCTCGCAAACAGTCCGCCAAACGCCCCGGCGGTGTTCATGTTGAGGACGCTGCTCAGGCTGCTGGCCGTACCCAGTGCGCCGCCACCGCCACCCGCCGCATTGGCCGCGCCGCTCAGGCCGCCCGCGATGGGCGCCAGGATCGCGCTGATGACGGGGCGCAGCACCATGGTCTTGAACATGTTGGTCAAGGTGTCGCGCAGATTCTTGGCGAACCCTTTGCCGTCCTCAAACCCGCGCATGAGTGCGTCGGTCAGGCTGCTGTTGATGCTGTCGGCGGTTTTCTGCCACTCGGCTGTGGCGTCTTTGGCAGATTTTGTGCTGGACTCCAGCGCGTCCTTGGCCGTCTTGTCGGCGGCTTCGCGGGCGTCAATGCCCACCGTGGCGGCGATTAGGCGCTTCTGTGCTTCGATCCGCTTTTGGATGTTGGCTACGTCCTCTCCAGCCAGGGCGGCAGACTCACGGGCGTTTTCAAGCTGCGCCAGGGTAAGGGATTGAACCTCGCTTTTCAGCAGGCCGTAATTGCGCAGTTGCTCCTCGGCGGTAGTGGCGGCCTCAATGGCGGCTGCAACGGTTTTGGCGTCGGCCTGCTGGGTGTCTTCGATCAGCTTGAGGGTGTCGGCCTGGGATTTCGCGCGGGCCTTTTCCAGCGCCACCACTTTCTCGGATGCGTCAAGGCGGTCAAGCTCCAGGCGAACCTCTTGCTCTCTGATGGGTATCAGCTTGAGCGCACCACTGGCCAGATCGCGGTCGAGCTTGATGCGCAGCTTCTGGGACTCGGTAACCGCATCCCCGCTAGCGGCCTCAAGCCCGTTGGCTTCGATCCTGCCTTTGATGTCTGCGATCAGCTTTTCGTAGGCTGTGGCCTCTTTCGCAACGGCGGCGGCGGCTGCGCCTGCGCCCTTTGCCTTAGTGTCGTACTGCGCGCGGATGCGCTTTTCCATCTCGGGCGTGAAGGCTGCGCCCAGCTCTTTTTGATACTTCGCCAGCTCGGCGCTCATCTTCTCGATGGGCGTAGCCAGCTTGAGCATCAGCGCGGCGGCCTTGTCGCCTTCTAGGGCTGACTTTGTTTTATCTTCAATACCTTGGAGCTTCACCCCGTCGGCAATCAGCTTGTCAAACCGGGCCTGTTTGTCGATCAGCCCGATCCTTTCCGCCCCGCTTAGGGCGTTGCCCTGCGCCTTCAGGCGGTTGATCTCGGCCAGCTGCTTGGCCGCGTCTTGGGATGCGGCGCTGTCGCCTCTGGCGAGTTCGACGTTACCGCCCTTGATGAGGTCCAGTCGCTCTTGGGCTTTCTCGATCTGCTTTTGCAAATTGGCGTTGATTTCTTCAGACGTGGCCGCTACCGCGCCCGCTGCTTGCTTGGTCCCCTTTTCGGCGTTGTTGCCCCACAGCAGCCAGGCGCTCGCGCCGATGCCAAGAGCGGCGGTGATAAGCCCCAGCGGCGAGCCGACAAACATCAGCGCGACATTCAGCGCCCGCGCGCCGATGGTGGCGGCGCCCGTGGCAGCAGCCAGCGTGCCCAGCGCGGCAGAATGCGCGGCGGCGGCGGCAGCAGCAGCGGCTTGCGCCGGAATCAGCCCGTTGGTGACAAGCGCCAGTTGCACCGTTCCGGTGGATGCCAGCACGGCGGCGCGCACCTCGGCCAGACGCGCGGCGGTCAAAACCGCACTGGTTGCGGTGGCTGTGACCTGCGCTTGTGCGGCGGCCAGGTTCGATGCCAGCAGCGCGCCGTTGGCCGCCGTCATGCTGACAATGGACGCAATGCCAGCGGTTGCCCAGTTGGCGAGCTTGACGCCAACCAGGGTTGCGGCGGCAACGGCGACCACGTTTAGGTTTTCAGCCAGCGCCACGATGACGGTGGTGATCCCCCGAATCGACCCGCTGCTGTTGGCGCTGGCCCCAACGAACTGCAAAATCTGGTTGTTAAGCACCGTGAACGCACCGGCGATGGTGGCGACTTCTTTGGCCTCTTCGGTCACTTCTCTGAGCGCCTTGGGTAGCGCAATCGCCATTACCTCGGATGTGATCTTGCCTTCCTCGGCCATCTTTTTGAGCGCGCCGATGGGCACGCCCATGCCTTCTGCGAGCGCCTTCATCAGCCGGGGCGCGGCCTCGTTGACGGCGTTGAATTCTTCGCCGCGCAGCACGCCGGAGGCAAACGCCTGGGACAGTTGCAGCATGGCCGACGATGATTCGCTGGCCGTCGCCCCGCTCACGGACAAGCTCAGTCCCACGGTCCCCACGATGTCAGCAAGTTGCTGCTGAGACAGGCCCAGCTCGCGCGTTCCGTTGGCGACCTTGGCGTACAGAACGCCGACAGCGCCGATGCTTTGCTGCGACTGGGTGGAGATTTGCTGCACGCTGGCCAGGGCGTTCGCGTAGTCGCTGGCGCCGGTTGATGCCAGCCGCAGTTGCGCGGTGAACTTGGTGAATTGGTCGGTGAGCTGCACCAGTTGCCCAACACCGAACGCGGCCAGGAGCCCACCCATGGCGTTGCGCAGCGTGTCGGCCGCACCGCCTGCGCCGCGCATGGCCGCACCGCTGCCCGTGGCCGACCGGCCCATTGCGTCCATTCGGCCTTGGGCGTTGCCTGCGGCTTGGCCCAGCCGGTTGACGCCTGCCGCTGCGCCGGTTCCTTGGCTCCCTAGGTTGCCCAGGGCACGCGCGGCCCGTGCGGCGGCATCGTCCGCGCGTCCCGTGGCGCCGGTCAGGCCAAGGGCGGCATTGGCCGCCGCACCGGCAGCGCCGCTCAGGTTTCGCAGCGCGTCCTGCGCCCGCAAAATTCCGGCGGTTGAAATTGAGATTCCAAGCGTTGCAAGGTCAAGCATGTGGCATCTCTTTCTGATTTTTCTTGTGCATCACTTGGCGGGCTTGCCTGCGGGTGCGCTCTGGCTTTGCCGGTAGGCCACATCAATGCGCCGGATCGCGCCGGGCTCCCAGCCCTCCAGCTCAATGCGCTCGAGCTGGAAAAAGCACAGCATCTCGCTGCTGCTGATGGGTGCAACCCCGGCCATTGCGGGTTGGCGGGCGCCGGAGAGGGCCGCAAACCAGTGCCACACGTCTGTCATGGCGGGGGGGAAGTCCACCGGGTTGACGCCTTCGTCTGGCATCTGCCCCCGGAATTGGGCCACCACCTCCAGCGTCTCGCGCAACGATTGGCCGTCCTCGCCTACCGCACCGAGCCTGAATTCGTGTTCGGCCCAGTGCAGCAGATCGGTTACGGCGTCTTCATAAAATTTGCGGCCTCTCCCGATGCCTCAAGGATCTGGTCGGCAAAAGGCGGGTGGCGGCGAACCAGCTCGTAGACGTTTTCTTCCGAGAACGAGAACGGCTGGCCACCGAACACCACGCCGCGCATGGCCGCCACCCGCACGGCGGCGCCGCGCAGGCCGACTTCAAGGTCTTCGTCTGTCAGCAAGGCCGGGGCCGGTTCGGCGTTCTTGTCCAGCTTTGGCCCCCGGCGCTGCGCTTTCCAGTCTTGGCGCGACTTCCATTCCTTCATGCGAAATTTGTTGCCGGTCTTGAGCTGCCAAGCCTTGACGCTGGCCGCGTATTCGCCGCGCACGGTGACAAACCAGCCGGTCGGCTCGTCGTTGTAGGTGAGTTCGATCTCGTGGCCCGCCTCAGCGGTGGCCGGGGTGTCGATGCGGCTCAGGTCGAGCATGGCGCGCAGGGCCGATTGGAGGATGGGGAACTGGTCGGTCATGGGTATGTGTCTCGTTTCGCGGGTGAAGTGAAATTGCCCGTGCTCGCCCACACCACCACCCGCGAAGGAGGTGAATGCAGACGGGTCGGTGCTCGGGTTGCCGCTTTTACGCAGCGGCGGAATCGTGGAACTGAATGGACGTGGCGTTCACCGCTGCCGTCGCGCCGCCGGCGGCGTCGTACATGCTTTGAAAGGCATAGGTGCGCTTCAAGCCGCTGGCGTTGTCGTCAGGCGTGGACGATGTGAGCTTCACGTTGCTCATGGCGTAGGTGATGAAGTCCGCCTGGGGTTCGCGCCCCGATGTGAGCGCGCCCACAATGGCAAACGGCACCTCGTTTTTGAACAGCGCGGACAGGTCGGCGGTCTCGAAATAGGCCGTGAAGCTGCCGGTCACCACCACGTTGCCCGAGAAAATGTCAGGCCGCACGTCCGTGCCCACCACGCCGTCAGCCGCCGCGCCGTTGCCGTTCACGCTGAAACTCAGGTCGGTCACGATGGCCTGCTGCACGCCGTTGACCATCAGGTAGCCCCCGGCGGCGTTCACCACTTGGGTGTTGCTCTCGGCGGCTGGTGTGGTGAAGTAGGCGGTTGCGCCTTCGCTCTGGTTCAAGCCGATGGCCGTGAATTTGATGGTGGCGTTGCCGTTACCGGGGAGCGAGAAGTCCGCCTGCGTGAATTTCACGTCCGTGCTGCGCTCGCTGAGCGGCACGTTGGGGAACCACTCTTCGACCGTGTGGTAAATGTTGGTCTGGCCAGCGTCGGCGGCATGGGTTACCCGGCCCGGAAACGTCATGGTGACGCCCGCAACTGGGCCTTCTGCCACCAGCAAGCTGCCGTCCAGGGTTGCCACCGTCAGGGCGGTGGCGGTGACCGACAGAATCAGCAGGCTCTTGTTCAGGTTGGCCGCGTTCATCGCCAGCGTGAGGCGAGCCACCATGCCAATCTTCACGCTGGCGGTGAGGAACGAGCCAGCGGCGCGCGTGAGTGTGTAAACCGGGCCAGCGCCAGTGATGGTCACACCCAGCGCGGTGATGGGCGCAACCACCGTGAAGTCGCGGCGCAGCACGACAGACAGCGGATCGCTGTAGGTGCCGGGCGACAACAGCCCGTCCAGGCTGCCATTGACCATCCGCACGCCGTGGCGCAGGGCGCGCACTTGGCGCGTGCTGGTCATTTCGCCCTCGGTGGTGTAGCTCTCTTTTTGCAGGTCAAAGGTGGAGCTGGTGCGGCGCAGAATCTGGCCCAATGTGGGGCCTGAGATCACGCCCTTGGCGGTTTGGCGCTTGATGCGCGTCTGTTTTGCTGAGCCTATTTCGATGGGCATGGCGTTTCTTTCTTTGGTTCGACCGGGGTTTGGTCAGGGGTTGACAAGGGCTTGGAACGTGACGCTTACCGGCACGACAAATCGCCCGTCGAGCACAAGGCCCTGGGCAATCTCGGGTGTGGTCATGACAACCACGCGCACACCACCATGTTTCGCCACGGTGTTGCGCTGGAAATGGGTTCGGATCAGCTCGGCCTGCGCTTCTGCGGCTCCCGGCCCGGCGCCCGTGGGGTACATCAGCAGCACCTGAAAAATGCCGCGCTCAAAATAGGACGCGCCCGCCTGCTGGTTGTCCGGCGGCGCGAAGATGGTGTTGATCTGCTGATAGGGCGTGTCGTCAACGGGCGTAAATGCCGCGTTTTGCATTGCGCTGGGCAGGCAGCCGGGCATGGTCAACAGGCGCGACTCAAGGGCCGCGCGCACAGATCGAACACTCATGCGGCGCCCTGCACGGCTGCAATCGCGTTGCGCAAAAAGTCGTTCATCTGCAAAACGGTGACGCGCACCATCCCGTTTGGCGCCTGGCGGCTCCAGCCCTCGTATTCGAGGCGCCGGGCGTAGGGCAGCGAGTTGCTGAAATAGATCGTCTGGCCCGCGCGCCAGCGGTTCACGCCAGCGGTGGCCCGGCGGATGCTGCTGTTACCACTGGCGTCCACGTCCTCGGTGGTGGTAGCGTTCACCGCGCCGATGCCGATCTGCCAGTTGGCCCGGAAGCGCCCGCCCGTGTAGCCATTGCCCGCCACGTTCGGAAAATCGCGGCGCAGCGCCTTGACGCCCTTCCTTCGCAAGCGCGGCCCACCCAGCGCGTTCGATGCGTCAACCGCTGGGTTAAAGCCCTGACGCGCCGCCGATGCGTCCGCGTTGGCCTTCCATCCGTCGGGGTTGCCAACCGGACTGCGCTGCACGATTTGTTGCGCGGCTTGGATCGCCAGCATCCGGGTAACTTGCTCGGCGCGATCAATGGTCAGCCGGGCAAATTCTTCAATTTGCAGGGCGAAGATGTGGTTGCTTGCTGCCATCGGTCGGCCCCTGAAAAAAGAAAAGCCACCCGAAGGTGGCCTGTTTGGCGTGGTGTGGCTTAGAACAAAGCGGCGCTAATTTTCGTGAACGTCTTGGAGTCGGTGGTAGCGAGAAACTTGCGCCCGTCTTTGTGCACGCCGATGAAAGTCACGTCCTTGCCGCGCCCGCCTACCAGCAGCCCAGCAAGCAAGCCCAACGGCCCCAGCAGAACCGCGCCTGCGACGCCCCATCCCACGGTGCCGCCCAATCGCTTAACGGCGTCTTCACTGGCCAGCTCGGCGCTTTCCAGTTGGCTCATCAGCACCGTTTCGCCGCCGCCCCAAAAGCTCTCGGCAGGGTTCCACGGGAACGTGAGCGCGGTAAATATGGCGCTGCCTTTTCCCTTGGGAAAATCGCCCGCGTGAACTTGAAAAGTTGACATCAAACACCCCTATTTGTTGAGGCGTTCATCGTACCGTTTTCCGGTTACTTTTTGTTCAATCTCTGAGCTGCAAAACGTGCGTGGCCTGGGCCGCGTCGCCCGATACGCGCAGCACCGTCTTGCCGTTTACCTTGTCGCCCACCATCGGGACGATGCTTACCTCGGCTTGCAAGGCGGTCAGCTTCACGTCGGTGGTGAGGATCAGCGTCCCGTCGATGTCGCGCGCCGAATAGTCGGCAAACACGCCGCGCCCGGTGTAGCCCAGGACGCCGCTGGCAAAACCGCCTGTTGCGGGGTTGTAGGCGCCAGCGACCAAGCGCGAGGCGGTGAACTCAGTCACGGCATCGGCCAGGCCGTCCGGGTCGCTGAACGCCTCGGCCAGCGCGGCGGTGATCTCGCTCAGTAGGCCCATGATGGTTACTTGCCTGCCAATTTGCTGCGCAGCTCGTAGCCCATCAAAAGCCAAATTTTCTGTACCGCATTGGCGCGGGCGATCTTGCGGCCAATCGCGGCGTCGAAGTTCCCCGGGCTGGCGCAGGCGCTCTCACCTGTGACGGTGAAGCCGTTTTTCAGGACGAGGACGCAGAAGGTGAGCAGGCACAGCGAAGATTCATAGACCGAGTTGTCGCGGCCTTCTGCGTACTCGCGACCTGTTACGCCATCTCCAGCAGTAAAGCAGTACTCGCTGGCGATGTTCGCCTCAATGTCGGCTGGCGTGACGCGCGGCGCGGTCAGTCCCTTGGCTTGGATTTCTTGTTCGATGGTGTTGTCGGTCATTTCAATATCCTTGGTAAATACCGCAGTTGGCGCACAAATGGCCTTCCAGGGTCATGTAAAAAAGCTGGTTTCCGCAGTCGCACTCGCGCACCATTTGGCCTTCTGGCGGTGTGAACTCGAATCGGTAGCGGCCCTTCTGGGTCTTGCAAGCCGGACATTCAAGGGCGGTAACGCCGGTCGGGGCTACCGCCACCCATTCATGCGCGCAAGCGATGCAAAACGCCGGGCCGCTGCCGTGCTGTTCTTGCGACTTTTTGAATGGGATAACAGCCATGCTCAGACCCTCAGCAGCGTGATCGAGCTGGGGCGGCGCGTCCAGGGCTTGATAAGCGCGGTGGCCAGCGTCTCGCCTGCCGTCATCGCCTTTGCACCTGGGGTGAATGACTTCGCCACCGACACGCCCCCACCTGCCGATACCGTGGTCGCGCTCACTTCTCGCGCCTCGGCCTTGTAAAGCAGATCGGCCCCGGCATCGCGCGCCACCTCGGCACCGGCCTGCAAAATGGCAGCAGGCACGGGTGTTTCGACGGTGCGCTTGATGCGCTCGGTAAGCCAGGCGTTTGCCATCATCACCGCGCGGGGCTTGGCCCCGGTGAGCGCCCATCCGGGTCCCAACAGCGCGTCAACGATTGCGACGGTGACGTAGCTCATTTACTCGGGCTCTTTCGCGATCGGTGGGCGTCCGCGCCGTGGCTTGTCGGCCTGATCGGGCTCATCGGCGGGTTCTTCCTGCGGCGCATCGGCGGGCTTGAACACCGCGTCAACGATCTGAAAGCCCTGCGCCTGCAACTCTGCCACGCGCTCGGCTGTTACCGGGTGCGGCTCATAGGCGATTTTGGTTTCACTCATGGGAATTCCTTGGTTGGCGAGCGGGGCAGTTGCGCCCCGCTCAGTTCATGGTCAGACGCGCGCTGGGTCGCCTACGGCCAAGACGCCAGCCGTTTGCTTGATGTCGGCGGCGATGCGGGTCCAGTTGGCGCCGGTTGCCAGTGCGGCATCGGTTGGAGATCGCCCGCCAGTGGCCTCGTTCCAGCTGTAGCCCTTCATCGACAGGCCAAAGCTGTAATCCACCTGCATCGTGGTTTCGATGCGCTCGCGCCCGTTCACCGTGTCGATGTTGGACACCACATCGCCCGCATCCATGACGGTTGCGGCGCCAGACGCCAGGCCAAGCACGCGGTTGCGGTTGGGCGTGCCGGCCAAGAACAGGCCGGGCGCGTCGGTAACGATCACCGATTTGCCCAGAATGTCCACGATGGTGACGCCTTGGGCGTTGAACAGATTAACCGCGTTGGTCAGGTTCTGGCCCACCAGCCGGTGGTAGGTTGCGCCGTCCATGACGTTTGCCACGATGTCGCCGGAGCGGTCACCAAAGCGTGCGTGCGCGCCGTTGAGCACGCCGTAGTTGATGCCCGCCGTTGCGCTCACATCGTTGGTTGTCAGGGCGGCCTGGTTGCCGATGGCGGCCACCAGCGCGGCAATGGCGGTGTTCAACTGGTCGCGCAGCATCGCCTCGGCAAAGTTGCGGGATGCGACCTCGATGCCCTCTGCCGTGGGCTTGGTGAGCCACGTCATCTGCGACGGCTCATAGCGCACTGGGCCAAAGCCACCGGCCACCTTGACGGCGCTCACGCGCAGTTGCGTCAGGTCGGTGGGCGTTGCCGCGCCGTTTGCGCCGTAGCGGTTGACGCGGCGTTGCGCGCCGTGGATCGCCGCGAAGAACGATTCCTGCATGAAGTCGCCGGTGAAACCTTCCGTGGTCAGGCGGATAGCGCCCGCGCTCGATGCGTTGAACTTCTCGACCATCTGGCCCAGAGTTTCAATGGTGGCGGGCATGATGTATTCATTGAACACGGTCATTTGGTTAAGAGCCATATCGTTTCCTTTGCCCGTTTTGGGCGTTGTTTATCAGTTGTTGCGCAGATCGGGGAAGCGCGCGGCAATGGCGGCTACCC